TTAGAGAAGATCAAATAATTCGTATGGACTTTGTTGGTGGGAACGTAATATTTAGGTTCTCAGTAATTTCACCAAACAGAGGTGCTGTTTATGGACAAACAGTTTGCCAAGACAACAGACAAGTTTTCTTTTATTCTTCAGATGGATTTTTTCAAATCAATGGCGACCAAGTGTTGCCGATAGGAGCTGAGAAAGTAAATAGATTTTTTGATGGTGATTTAAACAAAGCATATACAGATAGAATTACTGCTGCTGTTGATCCATTTAATACTTTAGCGATTTGGTTATATCCAAGTAAAGATAATCCAAACACTACTGGAGTTTGTGATAAATTATTGATATACAATTATATAACTCAAAAATGGTCAGTTGCTAAAGTTAAAGCATCACAAATCTTTAAACAATTCGTAGTAGCAAACACAGTTGAGTTGATGGATATTATCTCTGAAAACTTAGATGATATTAATATTTCATTAGACACACCATTTTGGACAACTGGACAATTATATTTAGGTGCTGTTGATGAAAATTTTAAAGCAGCAATATTTTCTGGAAAAACTTTAGAAGCTGAACTTGAAACAAAAGAACAAGAGATATTTCCAGGTCTTAGAGCTAATGTAACTGGTGTTAGACCAATTGTGGATGCAAGTGCAAATGTAACTATTAAAACTAGAGATAGATTAGTTGATAATGTTACAACATCTACATCAAGCTCTATGAATAATACAGGAATTAATCCTGTTAGACAAAGTGGCAGATATTTTAGAGCAAATGTAAAAATACCAGCAGAAAGTATTTGGACTAATGCACAAGGAATTGATTTAACAGCTAGTCAAGGTGGATCAAGATAATGTCAGATAAAATAGATATAGATAACATTAGATATTCATTTGAAGCAAAAGAGCTTTTTCAAAGACAAGTAGAAGAAGCAGTAAATACATTAATTAACAAAAACAATACTGAAAGCGATAAGGCTTTTAGTTGGTTTATGAATTAGGAGTAATATGACAACAAACATTAAAGACTATTCAACAACACAGGCAAATAACATTTCATTAAATACTATTGATGTTGATGAGGGTATGTTACCTAGTAATCTTAACAATGCTATTAGAGCATTAATGAAAAATACTAGAGATTGGGCAAATGACAGTCAATGGTTTGAATATGGTGATGGATCTGGTGCTTATACATCAGCTTATGTGTCAGGCACAGCTTTTACAATTAATGGTGCAAATGTAACTTCTGTTTATCATGCTGGAAGAAGAATTAAATTAACAGCTACAACACCTGGTACAATTTTTGGAACAATCTCATCATCATCATTTTCTACAAACACAACTGTAAATGTTACTTGGGATAGTGGCTCACTTGCTAATGAAGCAATATCTAATATTTATATTGCAGCTCTTTCAAAAACTAATTCATCTATTCCTACAGAAATTATTGGAACATCTAATTTAGCTGATGGTTCAGTTACACTTGTTAAACTTGCAGCAGATTCTGTAAATGGAACTAAGATTGCAGATAACAGTATAAACTCTGAGCATTACGTTGATGCATCAATCGACACAGCTCATATTGCTGACTCTCAAATTACAGCAGACAAATTAGCAACAGATTCAGTTACAACATCTAAGATTACAGATGGAAATGTAACTCTTGCTAAAATGGCAAGTAACTCTGTTAATTCATCAAAAATTGTTGATGGTTCAATTGTTAATACAGATGTAAATGCTAGTGCAGCAATTGATGCTACAAAAATTGCAGATGGATCAGTCACCAGCACAGAATTTCAACACATAAATACTTTAAGCTCTAATGCTCAAACTCAATTAGATGCAAAAGTTGTTAAAGCAAGTAACTTATCTGATCTAGCATCAGCTAGTACTTCAAGATCAAATTTAGGTCTTGGTACTATTGCAACTCAAGCTGCTAATAGTGTTTCAATATCTGGTGGAACAATTACAGGGCTTGGCGCACCATCATCTAATTCAGATGCAGCAACTAAAGTTTATGTAGATGGATTAGTTACAGGATTAAAAACTAGAATTATTTGTAGAGTTGCAACAACAGCAAATATTACAACAGCAACAGACTTACAAGCTGGTGATACTATTGATGGTGTTTCACTTGCAGAGGGTAATAGAGTATTAGTTAAAAACCAATCTAATGCTACACAAAATGGTATTTATCTAGTAGCAGCTTCAGGTCAAAATGCTGCAAGAGATCCAGAGTTTGATACAGTTGCAGAATTAGCTGGTCAAATGGTTATTACACAAGAGGGTTCTGCTGGTGGTGATAAATTCTTTTTATGTACTACTGATAATTCAGGCTCAATAGGTTCTGTTAATATTACTTTTACAGTTGTTCAACCACAAAATACTGGTGATGTTACTTTAAATGGAACACAAACTTTAACAAATAAAACAATTATAGCTTCTAATAATACAATTGGTTTAAACACATTAGATATTGATGGTGGAAGTGATATTGGTGCAGACTTAACCACATCTGATTTAATAATAGTAGATGATGGAGCTGGTGGCACAAATAGAAAAGCAGCTTTATCAAGAGTAGTAACTTTAATGTCAGCACAAGGGTTTGTAACAGATGACCCTACAGCATTAGCAATTGCACTTGGCTAAATTAACAATAATAAGGAGAAAATAAGAAATGGCGAACACATTTAAGACAGTAACATTTGCAGCAGAACCAGCATCAGCTGGAACTCCTTATGTTATGTATACAGTAGCATCTAACACAACAACAGTTGTATTAGGATTGGTACTTGCAAACATTCACACTACAGCAGTAACTGCTGAAGTAGAATTAGTTTCTACAACATCTAATAGAGGTGGTGCTAATAATGTTGCTAATGGAACATCAATGTTAGTTAAAGATGTAAGTATTCCTAGTGGAAGTTCATTAGAACTTTTATCTGGTGGAAAAGTTGTATTAGAAACTGGAGATAAAATTCAAATAGATTGTTCAGTAGCAGATAAAATATCTGGAACATTATCAATAATGGAAATTACATAGGATTAATTTATGGCATATATTGGAAACAAACCAGCAAACAAACCAGTTGTAGCAAGTGATCTTGATCCAACAGTTATTACTGGTCAAACAGCTTTAGCAGTAGCACCAGCTGATACAGATGAATTTCTAATTAGTGATGCTGGAACTTTAAAAAGATTAGATGCTAGTTTAATTGGTGGTGGTGGAAAAGTTTTACAAGTTGTTTCAGTTAATAAAACAGATACATTTTCTTCTACTTCAACATCTTTTACTGATGTTACTGGATTAACAGCAAATATAACACCTAGCGCAACATCAAGTAAAATTTTAGTTAATGTTTCTATATCTGCTGCTGGAGATGGTGGAGCAAGATATGCTTATAATCTTGTTAGAGGAAGCACTAATATTTTATTAGGAGATGCGGCTAGTAGCAGAACAAGAAGTAGCATAAGTGGTCTTGTTATGGATGGTCATTTTATGACATCTAACTCTATCGTATTTTTAGATAGTCCATCAAGCACATCTTCAACAACTTACAAAATACAAGGTAGAGCAGAAAGTGGTAATGCTTTTATGGTAAATAAAACTGCAACAGACAGTGATGCTGCAACTATTTTTAGACCAGCATCAACTATAACTTTAATTGAAATAGGAGCATAACATGACAGATATTATTAAAGCAATAAAAGCAATTAATCCTAGTGCAGAAGTTTCTATAAATGCAGATGATATAAATCAAATCACTTGGTTAAATGGAGCAACACCTATTCCTAAAGCTGACATAGAAGCTAAAATGGTAGAAGTACAAGCAGAGTATGATGCTAAACAATATCAAAGAGATAGAGCAACTGCTTATCCATCAATAGCAGATCAATTAGACGACATCTATCACAATGGAATTGATGCTTGGAAAGCTACAATTAAAACAACAAAAGATAAATATCCAAAGGAATAATAAATGGCATATATAGGAAAAGAACCAACAGTAGGAAACTTTCAAGTTTGTGATGCAATATCAGTAGTCAATGGTCAAGCAGCATACACTATGCAAGTATCATCAGTTAATGTTTTACCAGAAAGTGCTAATCACATGTTGGTATCGCTGAATGGAATTTTACAGCGACCAGGAAGTTCATTTACTGTATCTGGTTCAACAATTACTTTTGCATCAAATCTTGTTACTGGAGATGTTATAAATTTTATTCATATACTAGGATCAGTTCTTGATCTTGGAGTACCATCTGACAGTACAGTTTCACTTGCTA